ATAAATATACTATTGTATACATTTTTTACTTTATTACCGAACTGATGACTAATATCTGATAATTGTTCCATATAAGATGGATTAGATGATTTTTCAACAATATTACTTATTTGCGAAGAACATTCTTCATCAAACTCACCTGGTATCAATTTATCAATCACATAATTTTTTATTAATTCGTTATTATTATAATAAGGATATATAGGCGGCTCTATAAACGATAAATAAGACAATAACATATACCATAACCCACTTCTTTTTCTTATTTTTTTATACATTTTTCCACAAATATCTTTAAATTTTATAAAATTCCCCGATTGTTTTCCTCCAAGAGCAACCAACATATCATTTGTTATTTTCATTTCAACGTCAACATGTTTTGGATCTTCTCCAAGTAAATATGAAAAATCTATATGAATTAAATCACCCCATTTATTTATTAATATATTTTCTGTATGTCTATCTCCCACCCCTAATATATAACATAATACACAAGAAGAAACGCAACTTTTTATAAATGTTTCTCTCATATAATGTATTGGTTTTTTCGGGTTCAAATCCATTATATAATTTAATAACGTAGTTTGTCTTATGTTTATGACATCATATAAAGTAATTGTATCATCTAATATTTCTATCCATCCATAATTATATCTGTAAGGTAGCACATTATACGTATTCACAATAATATCTTCTCCACATATTTTTTTTAACCATTTCGAAACATACATCGTTAATTTATCTTTTCTCAAATCTTCATTTTTCACCAAAATATATCTCTCTTTTTTACCATGATATCTATGCGTTTCTGTTATTAATGGAACAACCCAAGGTCTTGAAGAAGAGTTTAATTTTTTTATTCCTATTACATCTATATCGCAACATAATATATCTGGTTGCCATGGCATTCTAACACAACCATTTTGATTAAACCAATTTTTTACTAATTCATATCTTTCGTCTTTATTTTTTTTTACTAATAATTCAATAAATTTTATAAATTCATCTGTTTTTCTTATATCTGAAATCCAGTCATTTGGAACCAATGTTAATATCTTTTTCATCATTGCTTTCAAATTCGCATTTCTATCAAAAGTATTTAAATAATATTTTGTTTCAAAATAAAATGAATAAAACAAATTCAAATCCATTGTGCATTTATAAGCTAAATCCATACCAAATTCCGCATTTTTTTTCGATAATTCTACTAACCACGGCATCAATAAATTATCTTCTAATTTAGATGTTAATTTTTCTACTAAATATTTTTCAACAGAAGTATGTTTTGTTAAATCTGTATTAAATCCCAATTCCAAGACATTTTCCGAAGTACAGTGTTTTTTACAATCACTTTTACATAATAATTGACGACAAGTATACTTTTTCTTTGTAGGATCTTTATAATATTTTATTAATTTATCTATATCCTCTTTACTTTTTTCATTATTTGATGTAATACATTTTATAATTAAAGTATAATGTCCTTTGAATTCATATCTATGATTCCATAATATTTTTTTCTCTATTTTTGATATTTTTTGGCAAGATATTTTATATTGAATATTCCTGTATACGCTTATAATATAGTTAATTATTTCACACCATTTTTTTGAAACTGTTCTCAAATATACCAAATTTGATATCTTTATTGGTAAATTTAAAAATATATTTATTTCTTTCAAATATTTATTTGTTACCTCAACCGTTTTTTTACACGAATTACATACTCTAATTGATGTATTATCTCCTATATATTGTGTAAAATCAATAAACGATTTTTCCGGTGGAGTAGGTGTTGTTATATAATCATTGTTTTTACAATACCATTTTGCACAATCATAACAAAAAATTCGTCCGCAACTTCTACAATGATGCTTTCTTATTAAATATCCAAATTCCGCTTGGCAATCAAAACATATATTGGCTTTTTTATTTGGAACCCATACAGATGGTTTTCTTGCTGGTATGTTCATTGGTAAACTATTACTGCGTTTTCTATCTATATACATAGATATTGTCCCATTCTTCATGTGATAGATATATAATAGATTTTTTTTAATATATTTACTAACTTGTAGATATATTATTTTCTTTTTTTACGTGATTTTCGGCGTTTTTTCTTTCCCCCTTCGAGCCTTTGGGCGGCTGCAGCCCACACATTATAAATCATTCCAAGAGCACAATTTCCTGTTTCCAAATTACAATAGTAATTTCGATCCTCATTACGACAATATTTTTCTGCGTCATCTATAAATTTTCGATGACGGCAGCATTGAAAACTTTGCCTTCTCGTGATTCATTGTTTGCATTATATGCTTTCTTGCACGCGTTATCCTCTCCGCCTCTTTTTTTACGCGTTTTTCTTCCCCCGTATATTTTTTTGCCCGTAGGTTTTTTATTACATACATCATCCTTCCACGTAGTATTATCATATAACATATTATTAATAACCAAAATCCCTTTGCCTTCTCTTTTGTCCTTTTCCCAATCTCCTTTATAAGAATGAGAATTGTCGTTATTCTTCCAAGTCATGAGCCCCTTGCCATGTCTCTGGTTATTTATCCAGTCTCCATCATACACATCGCCGTTTGTCCAAGTCTTTTTCCCTTTTCCCTCTGACCTACCCTCTACTAATGCCCCCTCATACACACTCATATCAGCATTAGTGAATTTTCCCTCTCCGTTTATGTTATCTTCTGCCCACATCCCCACATATTCACATCCATCATTCCATTTACATGTCCCGATCCCGTTCTTAAGATTATTTTTCCATTCACCATCATAAACATAACCTCCTATGTTTATTTCTCCCTCTTTTACTCCTTTCACAGTCAATTTTCCCTTTCCATGAAATTTTCCGTCTGAAAATTCTCCCTCATAAATATGCCCGTCGTCTGTCCAAGTAAATTTACCATGTCCATCAAACGCGGCGTTTTTAAACCCCCCTTCATACAAATACCCCCGCGTTTCCCACTTGCCTCCTATGTTACTATCTTTCACCCTATATACCGGGTAATCCTCATTAGAATATATATTATCATCGTCTATTTCTGGATCGTCGTTTTTTTGGTCTAATGTCTTCTTCGTTGGAAATATTTCTTCTACCGGACCCGTATATATTCCTTCTTGAGCATCTTCATTATCCGCAAAGGCAATCTCGCATACTAGAGGATCTACCAACTTATATTTATTTTTGTCTTCCTGGGATAAGTTTTCGAGAAACTCGTTTTTTTTATCGTTTTCCATGGCAAGAACCGACACACTGAACCCACCTCTTTTTTTACGAGTCTTTCTTCCACTCGTTCTAACCACCTCAAACAACATTTCCTTTCTCAATCTATTTTTCTTTGTTTTTTTCCAACTTCCTATACTTTCAAAATCTTTATCAAATAACTTTTTAATTCTTAATCCCTTCATTTTTTTCGTTCTTTTACTATTTGAAATTAAAACTATATTATTCTTTGATGGTTCTAACCAACTATCCACTTTATCCCAAAATTTATTTTCCTTATTTTTATTCCATCTGGTTTTAGACCTAAATTGTGTAGAAATATAAGGAGGATCACAATATATAATTGCGTTCTTAAAATCTAAATCAAATACACTTTTTTCTTTGTACATAAACTTTGAACTTTTAAAATATGGTTGTAATTCTTTTAAATATTGTCTTTTATTTTTCAAATAATTTAAAGCCCATTTTTCTTTGGTTAAATTCCCTTTATTCAATTGTAGTCTTACTTCAGCTCCGCCAAAATATTGACCTCCAAATCCTAATGAATATCCTATAAAACTTTTTTGAGCTGATACGGTTTTATTTTTTTTATAACTTTCCCATTTTTTTTGTGTTATATTTTCAACTTTCGGTATCCACCCTTTTTTTAACGCATTAAATAATACCGATATAGTATCATTTACATCAGAAAACATATATTTTTTGAAAACTTTTTCTTTATCGTCTTCCATAACTTTAACTCCTACACGCATCATTCCGCTAAATGGTTCAGCGTAATTTTTTATAGATGAATTTTCTTTGACCTTTTTGAATATAACTTTTGATATGTGTGGGGCTAATTTTGTTTTTCCCGCATGATAAGGTAAAGGCATTAGTTACATTATCATGTTATTATTTTTTCCTTCTTCTTTTCATAGTTCTTTTTTTTCGGTTTTTTCTTCCTCCCTTCTTTTTACTTCTTTTTATAAGAGCTTTATGTTGTTTTGAAGATAGTTTTTTATTTGGAAATTCACCTTTATGCCAATCCAAATGAACCTGTGTATCTGGGGCTATTTTACTTCTTTGTGCCATAGGATGTGGATCATATGGATTTAAAGCAGCGGTTATTAATGTGGTTGCTAATAAAAAATCACGAGCAGAAGCAAAAATTTTTCCTTTGTTTAAGTTGTGTTTACTTCTTTTAAACAAAGAAACACCATGTCCAGTAGCAACAATGGGTGTTTTATTGGATATTCTATTTTTCATCATTTTGGATACGTCGAGTTCTTCTTTTAATCTTTTGCTATGTGCGGTTGATTGTCTTGATTTTTGAGATTGTCTTGATTTTTGTGATTGTCTTGATTTTTGCGATTGTCTTGATTTTTGAGATTTAATCGTCATTTTTTTACTTTTACCTCGTTTAGATTTTGGTGATCCCATAATATATTAAATTTAGATTAAATATTTTTTACCAACCGATTCCTTTTTTAACATTAATTCTTGGTCCTTTTTTGTTAAACGCATTTGGGTCATATCCCTCATCTTCATCATCAGAATCCAAATCTTTAGATAATTCCCAAAATTCTTTAGACCCTAATTTAAAATCATTATGAGCTGCAGCTTTATACCAAAATATTTGGTCTTCTAATTTATTTGATTTTGTGTTATTAGATATAACCAAACATTCATAATTTTCTGTACATTGGTCCATAACTTGACAAAAACTTTCAAAAGTAGAAAACATACCAGCATAATTTTCATAAATACGTCTTCTATTATTAATATAAGGTTCGCGCAAAATAAATGTATAATCAATATTAGTTCTTAAATTAGGAGGAACTCCAAGAGGATACTGCATAGTAATAACCAGCATAATTTTCCAGTGTCTTCCATTCATGAATAACAGTCTCATAAGCTTTTCTCGTGCCCAATGATTGTCATATAAACAATCATCTAAAATAACAAATGCTCTAGCATCAATATTGCTTTTACCGTAAGCCTCTTTTTCTTTTTTAATTTGTTTTAAAACCATTTTTTGTCTTTTTAATATATTTTCTATGATGGCGGTATTATATTCATCATGAATAAATAATTTTGGAACCAATTTACCATAAAATCCATTGCCAGATTCTGTTCCTGAAATCACAGTTCCTATAGGAATATCTTGATGATAATATAATAAGTCCCTTACTAAAAAACTTTTTCCGGTATCTCTTCTTCCAATTAAAACGATAACAGGTCCATTTGTTTCACCTGCTTTAAATGAAATATCGCGCATATCAAATTTTTTTAATTCTAAATTCATATTATTATTATTATATTTGAAATAAAATGAATATCGCGATTCGTCGACAATGGTTTAAGTGTGTAAGAACTCCTCATTACTATCATTGTGTTGATCAACAAGTAAAGTAAACGACCAATCGTGTCCGTGCAAATTTACAACTTTGCCTTTGTCGTCATATAAACAGATATCTAATGTTTTAATAGTAACTGGGCTATGATAAATTCTTTCATATAGTGGAGTAGAATCTAAACCTTTTAATGATATTCCACTATATGTATCTTCAATATTTTTATTACTTAAATGTAATATAGCAAGTGTGTTTGTAGTTGTTAATTTAGTTGCATCAATCGTTTTTATTGAATTTTGTTGTTGTGCATGTTCGAGTACTGACTGTGATTCTGCGGCGGTAGTTTTTATTAGTGGATTATTATAATCACTCGTTGGCGTGTTGTAGTTTGGTAATATAATTGGTGATTTTTGAATATGAATTGCACCATTACCTATGTGATTATTTGTGTAATCATTAATTTCTAATTTAAAATATTGTGACCCGATAATATTTGGGCATGTCTCTGATATAATTGTGCTATTACCAATTAAATCTTTGTAAAATGAATCATAAAATGTATTAGTAAAATAATCCTTTTCGTTTTCTAATAATCGAAAACCTAATTGATAACCAAGACAATTATTATAATATAAATTTGTATCTGCATCTATATTGTTTAATATTGCGCTATTTATAGATGGACAAAATTCTAATCTAAACTCATATGATGATTTATTTTCAAATTCAATCAATTTATTCAGCGCATTAGATGTCTCTCTTATTGATATAAATGATAAATCTACATCATTTGCTAATATATTATTAATTTGGTCTACTAATTCAGTACTTGTGTAATTACCCTCGGGAATCATTATTTTTGTGTAGTGTTCTTCTGTTGTTAATGATTTTATCCAAAAATAAGTATTATAACTAGAATGATTAAATGTATACCATGTTTTTGGAATATATATAGAATATAAACGCATATTAATAACATTTTTTAATTCATCATTTAAATTACAGGTAAATTTAGTAGAGCATACATCATTTGTTTTTTGGTCGATTATGTTGTCATAATATGGATATACTTTTTCTCTGTGTTGGCTATCAATTAGTATTATTTTTGAATGTATTTTTTTGATTGATTTTACATATTTACTTATATTTATTCGTTTATCTATAACAGATTGAAATGCTTCTAATACTCTTATATATTGATTATTATCATTGTCACCATCTTCATCGCCATCTTCATCTCCATCTTCATCTCCATCTTCATCTCCATATTCTTGAATGTGTTCTGTTATTTTACTTTTTATTATATTACTATTTTTATCAACATTAAAATAATGACTAAGATCTTCTAATAATTCATTTAACGTTGAATACTGCATTTCGATTGCATGCTGTATTTCTTGATCTGTTATGGTTTGTTCATTATTGTTTATGTAATTTACTAAAGCCGAGATCATATTATTGTTATCGTTTTGGTAGTTGTGTTGGTGATTGTGTTGGTGATCGTGTTGGCGATTGTGTTGGCGATCGTGTTGGCGATTGTGTTGGCGATTGTGTTGGTGATTGTGTTGGCGATTGTGTTGGCGATTGTGTTGGTGATTGTGTTGGTTTTGGTATTGATTTGGATTATATGTTAAATTATTAACCATTAATATATACTTATAATATTATAGTAAGTTTAAATTAAAAAATTGAAATTTTATTTTATACAATAATTTATATTGTCCGATATGCCCGACTGTGAAATTTGCTGTGAAAAACTAAATAAATCAAACAGATCATTGGTTGCTTGTGAAAATTCGATATGTGACTTTTGTTGTTGCAAAAGTTGTGCGCGTACATATCTAATTGGAACTTTAGAAGATCCGCATTGTATGAAATGTAAGGGTGCGTGGAGTGATAAATTTATGGTACACAATTTGAATAGATCATTTGTTGAAAAGGATTATAAGGTGCATCGTAAGAATATGTTAGTAGAAAGAGAGCTAAGTAGATTACCGGATACAATGGAATATGCGGGAAATCAAAAAATTGTCGAAGATGAGCATCTAAAACTTAAAGAGAATAAACGGAAAATTGCAGAATTGAAAAAGCAAATTGGACAGTTAAGGACTACCAACGCGGAATCTTATAATACCATTCATAAGATAAGCACTGGAACATATAATTCTGAAAAGCGAAAATTTATTATGGCGTGCCCAAATAATACTTGTAGGGGTTACTTGTCCACACAATACAAGTGTGATCTATGCAAATTATTTACATGCCCCACTTGTTTAGAAATTGTTGGCTATAATAAACAAGACGATCATACATGTAATCCTGATAATATCGCTAGTGCTGAAATGATTAAGAAAGATACAAAACCATGCCCGAGTTGTGGTGTGCGGATTTATAAAATAGTCGGGTGCAATCAAATGTGGTGTACTCAGTGTAGAATTGCGTTTGATTATCAAACTGGTCGGATTGATACTACTGGACATATTCACAATTATCATTACTATCATTATTTGGAAGAACAACAACAAAATAATCAAGCAATTCCTAGAAACCCCCAAGATGTTCTATGTGGTGGATTGTGTTCTGTTTTCGATTTAAATCGGCGGATTATTCACAAATTGGAAAGCGTGGGTGCTCCCTACGATGCTAGATTATGTCATGTTCGGGCGATTCATCGCGCAATATCGCATATTACTTATTATACATTGGTGCATGTGCGACAACATCTTCAAGGAGTTGAAGATAATCGTGATTTGCGTTCTGATTATATCTTAAAGAAAAAAACGAGAGAGCAACTTGCAGTTCAAGTATATCGAAAAGATAATCTAAGAAAGAAAGCCAGTGAACTATTACATATTTATGAAGTAATTAGTGTTGTTGGGATTGAAATCTTTGCGACACTCTGTAATACCCTGAAGCGGAATGGCGCTTTTGAGCGCGAATGTATAGAAAAGGTAGACCAAATTAATCAATTGCGGATATATTGCAATAAGGAATTTCAGAAAATTAGTGAAACCTACAATAATAAAGTGATGTGCATAACAGATGATTGGAAATTAATTAATCAAAAGTACCGGAAAGCCGCCGCGTAGTTAATTGTGTTATTCATCTTCAAAGTCATAAACAGCGGACACCATTAAAGTCAACTGTTTTATTGTATTTTTTATTTCTTTAATATCATCTTTCATTTCTTTAATATCATTTTCAATAGCGACATGGTTTGTTTTCGTAATTCGCGGGGCGATATCAGTTAAGGGTTGTGCGTCTATTAAATTTCCTTTATCGGGTTCGATTGCTTGGTTCGCTAATTTATCAGCATTTTCATTTCCTATTGAGTGTATATCGTTAAATCGTGTATGCGCTTTTATATGTAGAAATTGAATATTTGGTTGGTCTTTGAACATTTCATATGCGGTTTTTACTAGCGTTTTATTTGGTACGTCGATACCTTTTGTTGTTTTATAATTTTTTAGATAACATTTTTTTCCATATGAAGTAGCACATTTTATAGCATAAGTGGAATCTGAAACGATTGTTATTTTTTTGCCGTTTATAATATCATTTTCTATAATATTATATGCCTGAAGAATAGCCGTTAATTCAGCTACATTATTTGTTTGTTTACCATTAACCTTTTGTGAAACATTACGACTATCTTCAATTCCAAAAAATATACCAATACCGGCAACTGCGTTTGCCGCGCCATTATTAGAAGTTGCACCATCGGTATATACATAATAATCAGGGATATGTTTGGTGGGTTTGGTGAGTTTGGGAGAGTTCGATTTGTCTGCATCATTGGTGCGCTTTATATTTGACGCAATAAACTGCTTGGCTTCTTCTTTTGTGTCAAATTTTTTATATAATGCATTTTTGAAATTTTTTACTGATTTGTTACAATCTGCCCAATATTGAAATATTCCATTTGTTCTACCATTTACCACAGCATAATATGACATTCTTTATAATATTTATATTATATTGTTGTTATTTTATTAAGTAATTTTATTAAGTGATTTTATTTCGTTGATTTAACTAATATTTATTTAATGAATGGTTAAACAACTGGAGTACTTTCTACTACTATAATGAAAATATAGCTA